TATTGTATAAAAATTGTCTTTTTTATCTACCACAAGTATGGTCTTTATCTCTTGGCCTTCAGGTGTTTCAGTCTTTATTTCAATTGTTCTTTTTACCTGTTTAGGATGAATGGGCAATTTCTTTTTCTCTATCGGCGGCTTATCTGGAGTAATTGGGGTTTTAATGACGGGCGGCCTATAAGTTTTTTCTTTGATAGGCTTGGCTTTATTTGCATTATACTGCACATATGAACGGTTATTATTGCACCGTTGGATATAAATTACCCCCCAGATTAAGGCCAACACTAAAATAAGACCTAGCCCTGCCCGCAAAATATTGCTAATAGCAGTTAAGGTCTCAGTAAATTTACTCATTGCTTATCGTTAAGTTAAAACTTAGTCCCTAACTTGGGACTAAGTTGGGACTAAGTCTTGTATTTATCTTGTTTCTGAACAAGCCTCTTGGTGATATAAGCAACAAAGCCAATCGTCAATTGAGTGGCAAAAGCGAGGAAAGGGGCGTCGGGATAGAATGTTGCCCATACATACGCCCCCATCATAGCAAAGAGATAGATAAGCAAAGCAAGCGGGCTAGGAATATTTATTCTCATTGTGTTCTAATCCCTAATATAGCCTCAGCATGATTTAAGCCTTTCTGTCGGCGTCTAATATATTTCATGACTTGAGATGTTCCAGGAATACCTAACAATCTTCCGACAGTTTCAAAGTCATTCTTATTAAATTTTCTTAAGTCTGGTTCAGAAATCATCTTTGTTAAAAGCCTTAAAGCTCCTTCAATAGCCTGTAATGAGGCTGGCCATGCTATTCTGTATGGTCTGGACCATCTAATAGCACCACCGATAATAGGTAATTGCTCCATCATTTCTTTAAAGCCAGCACCAACAATTTGAGCTGGTGCTTTACCTTCTTTAATAGCTCGATAGATTTCCCATTCTGGCGATGGATATGGCGACCTTAATCTAAAAACTTTCTCGAATAAAGCATTAATTAAGGCAGTAGATAATACTAATCTAGCTATTTGAACAGCTTTTTCACCCGTTGGTTTTGGACTCTTAAAAACATCCTTGGCTAAAAAGTTCCATTCATTAATAACAAATGTCTGAAAGATTGTTCCTAGCTTACCCATTGGTGTTCGCTGAATCATAGCTATGTCACTAGGGGCAGCAGAGGCCTGAGTTTTAACAACTACATCATCAGCATATACTCTAGCCTCTTTCGGAGTTAATCCCAATCCCCCCTTATTAACAGGTGTAACACCTTTCTTGTAAGCACCTAACCATGTTATTCTGGCGGTTTCCAAGTCTAACCATTGAAGTGGAAAAGTTCCAACCTTAGCGACTTTCCTTTGAATTCGTCCATACTGTTTTTGAAAAGTAGATTGTAAAAAGTCAGCCAACTGAACATCAAACATACGGCCTTTAAGAACATTGCTGGCCTTCATGGCGAAATTTCTTTTTTGTGGTTTAGCATGATATAACTATTTCGTAAAGCCGTGGGCTGAATCAGGGCTGACCTAACATTATAGCCTAGAATAGCCATGCCAATATTACGACTAAGTCTATAAGCTGCTCTATTAAGCCATTCGGGAACATGAGTCGGTATTCTTTGACCAGCATTATAGTCTAACCAGCGTTCTACATAATCAGATAAGATAGGGGCTTGCTCTTTAAGGTTTACTTTTTCGCCCGTTGGTAAATCTATTTCACTTAATAAGAGCCTTCCTTTAGCAATAACGGGAGACTTATATATATGTCTTAAAGCAGTATTCATATAATTTTCAAAGACATCAAAGAAGTTAAGCTCGACGCCAGCCTTAACGCCTTTTCGTGGCATAGCATATTTAAATGGCGTGGCGTTTAGATGGCGTTCTAAGAATTTCATATCAGATTCAGTAAGAACGCTATGGCCTAATTGTTCTAATGTTTTAAGGTTTCTAACAAAAGTAAAATAGTTTTCTACTTCAGGAATGGGGTCTAAACCCGCTAATTCTCTAGCTCTGTTAATCCTATTAAATATCTCTTGTAATATTTCCCTTGTCTGATTGTATATTTCCATCTCTTGCGGCGTTAATTTGGGAATCTCTTTAATTCCCATTGCCTCAAGAACAGCTTTTCCGTCTCTTTGCTGAGCAATAGCATAAATACCTAATCGTTTAGCTGAAACATTGGGCATCTTTTTAAACCGCTTAATAAGATTCCTAACACTATCTAGTTCTTCATAATGCCCTTTTTCCGCAGCTTTAATTGGGTCATATAAAAGTTTCTTCAGGATGGGATAATCTTCAAATATTCTGATGGGATTTTCTATCCAATATTTAATCTTTTTGGGCGGTAAATCTCGAATGTCTTTTATTGCCTCAGCCTCATGGCGGGCAACAACCTGAGAATTCTCGTTAAATTGTTTAACTATCTCAATCGACTCTTTAGTCTTTAATGTATAAGGTTTATCGGGTGAATAATCTATTACTCCCTTGATTCGCCCTTTGATTTTTTCGGTCAATTTTTCCTTTGGTTCGGGAGCTAATTCTTCTATTGCTAATTCTTCTACTTTCTCTCTAGCAGTCTTTTCAGCAGCCTTCAACAAGGCCTCATCTAGTTTCTTTAAATCCTTAAATGGATTAATGCCCATATGAAACTCTTGATAACCTTCTTCGGGAATAGGGATTTCTTTTAAACCAGCAGTTAATTTAGTTTCTATTGCTCCCTCAGCTATACCTGGCTCTACTTCTTCATATATTCCCGCTTCTGTCAAAACCCTTTTTTCTTCTGGAGTGAGTTCCTTTCTTTCAAGAATTTTTTGCTCAGCTCTTTTTCTAATTGCCTCTATATCGGGAGTTGGCAATACTTCTTCTTTAATAATCGGTTCTTCCTTTGGTGCTTCAGTCTCCAATCGCCTTTGAACCTCTTTTATCACTTCTTTGGGTTCAAATGATATTTCACCTTCAATAGGCTTAAGACCTCCTTTAGTAACTAACATTCTAGGGGCTGTCTCAGCTTTGGCGGGCAATTGAGGCAGGGTTTTCAAAAGTTTTTCATTAGCCTCTTTTTTCAATCTCTCTAATTCTTTTTCATATAGCCCTAATTCTTTAGCTATAACTTCTGATGGCCTTGTCCCTTTCATGGAGAAATAAGTATAGAGTAATTCATTAAAGAAAGTCTGTGGTGATAATCCCTCGAAAGAATAAACGCCACCTAAAGCACCCATTACCCTAGAGCCAACTTGTCGAAGCAATAAGTTAAGCCCAGGATATTTAGTCGGATTGATGAGTCCTGTAATACCAAAAACTGCACCAACTTTAGCCCCACTTTTCATGCGGTCTAGAGTTTCTTTTAATTCTGGTTTCTCTCCAATTTCAGATAGCCCAGAGGCAATAGATAGGGTAGCTATTTGTTGTCCCAAGTGTTTCCCCAAAGCTTTAACGGCAGCTCCGCCAAGTTCTGGAGTTTTGGGTAATAATTTAGCCAATCCCCTTGTTATATAGGGGGCAAATTTTCCGCCTGCTTTAACAATAAGATTAGCCCCCTTTAAAGGTAATCCTAAAAATCCCACAAATCTACCTGCTTCCTCAAGTAATTGTTCGGTAGTTGATGGCTGAGGTATTTCCTCTAGCCCAAGGATTCTCGGAGCAAGACCTAATGTTCCTGTGCTAGCAATGCCTCGGCTTAAAGCATAAACTCCCCTGGCGACCTGTTCGCCCAATGAGCGTCCTGGTTCTTCAGCTATCTTTTCTATTGCCTCCATTCTCATGGTGGTGGCAATGTCAGGCTTCTCATATTCAAGCCCGCCCACTGATATCTTGTCTACCCTTACATCTGTGGTGCTTGGATAACTAAGACGCATATATCGTCTAATAAGGGGGTCAATGTTATCTGGTGCGGGCTGTTGCTCTTCTTCTAATTTAGGGGGTACTTCTGGTGTTGTCTGAAAAAGTCTTGCATATCTTTCTAAAAGAGGGTCAGTCATTTCGTTTTTCCAATCCATAGTTTAATCGCTTTCCCCAACCCATAAGTCAGGGTTTTCAAGCCACATATTAAACCAACGAAGATGCTTTGTACTCTTTATTTTGTCCTTGGCAAGATTTAGAATTTTCTCTTTGTTGTTTTTTATACCATCTTTACCAAACTGTGTGAGAAGTCCTTTAAAAATTTCAGCTAAAGTAATAAATTCATCAACTAATTTCCTTTCTTCATTTGTAGCTACGCCAGCCTTTACATTTGCAAGTGCAATATTAAATTCTTGGGGAAATTTCAAATCAATCCCTTGTGATAATAGATTAAGCATATCTTCTAGTTTGGGTTTTACTAAAATCTTTTTTATGTCTTCTTTAGGTTCTGTTCCAAATCGTTGTTTGATATAATTATTGTAAATTGTTCTTATATTTCTAGCTATGCTCTCACGGGTATTCATGGCTTGATAAGGAGTTAAACCGCCAGCTTTCTCAATCCCGAGAATGGTTTTATAAGCTTCCTTATATTCAGTATTATCAATAAGTCCTTGTTTATGAGCCTGCTTTATCTCGTTAATTTTTTCTCTAAATGCACTAGGCTGCCTATATTTAGCCCCAATTTGAGCTGTTATTTCAGCTTTTTTTCTAGTAAGTTCTAACTGTTCCTCAGGAGCTGTATATCCTAAAGCAGCAGGAATGGTCTCTGATAATGGTTTTCCTGTAGCCTCTGAAAGTGCCTTGGCTTTCATTAGCCAATCTGGCAGTTTATATAAACGCTGTTCTTCTAATTCCAATCCTTTCTCGGTTAATCCTAATCTTTTCTGCTGTAACTCATACTCTTTTTGCCATTGTTCCTGTTTTAATCGTTGCTGTTCTTGTAACTGTCGAAGGGTATATAATTGCTGGAGAGTAGAAGCTATCCCGCCGCCAACATTAGGGTAAGGAGAAAAGGGATTATAAAAAGGATTCTGCTGAGACAACTGACCTAAAATCACCGCAGGATTAAAATAAACGGCCATTTTACCCTCCTTTTACCCGTATTGATAGCCCCAAGGACTACCATATGTCGGTGAGGTCATATACATGAAAGGATTATTCTGCCCTTGCCCGCCTAATACCCAAGGAAGAATAGATGGCACTATGCCTAGCAACTGAGTCATAAACGATGGCTGATACATCTGCGGAGCATATCCAGGTTGAGAACCAAGTAATCCAAGCATCCCTTGCATCCAAGGCGGATACATCTGATTCATCTCTAACTGCTGTTGCATTAAAGCCTGTCTCATCAAAGCATCAGAAACACTAAGAGGTAATTGAGCATACATACCACCAAGTCCTGTTAGTCCGCTAAGAGCTTGTAACTGAGCCTGAAGTGCTGCTTGACTCAATCCAGCTTGCCCTTGGCCATATGTATATAATTGCCCTAAGGCTGCTAATTGTCTCTGTCTTGCGGCCTCTAAGGCGGCTAGTTCCCTAGCTTCTCTCTCAAGTCCTGTCTCAGCAGTAATTCTTCCTGCAATGTCTTGTGCTGTCCGTCCCATCGGGGTTGACCAGCGAAGACCCGTAAGTCCAGCTCTTTCAGCGGCGTTGGCTATCTGGTCAGCTATCGCTATATCAGAAACCTGCATGGCTTTCTTATACCATTCCTCTTGCGAAACAGGACGCCCCGTCTTGGCTATGCCTCTTAGAATATTACTCCCATATGTCCACTGCCAAGGTGTCGGGATAGTAACACCACCAGCTAATTGAGAATAGATGTCACTTGCCATGTTCCACTGCCATGGATAATTAAACTGAAAAGGCTGTTGTGTTTGCTCCAAGGGTAATATACCATATCCTCCCGTAGGCTGTGAAAATGGCTCAACTTGCCAAGAGGGAATACTAGCCTTGGGTTCGTCTTCCTGTTGAGGAGAACGATAATTTCGAGGATGGAGTGGTTCGCTTGTCCACCATCCACCCCATTTTGCATCCCTACCCCATGGTGTCTTGGTTAAATCTAACATCATTCACCTCCCATGGGAAGATAAGAGTAGGGTTGTTCTATTGTGGGGAGATAAGGTGACCCAAATGATTTAGCTCTAGCCCACCATTGCAGGAAATCAGCTATGTTCATACCATAAGGATTGCTTGCCCTTTCCTGTAAATATGCCTGCATCATGGCAGGACCAGCCCCCATATTTTGTGCTAAAGTAAAAATATCTCTAATCTGGTTCAACGACATTGATTGCCCGCCATAAGGTTGCTGATAAGGTGGCTGGTAAGAAGGCTGATAAGGTGATGGTCGGGATGCCATGTTTGCCCCTCTAGTCACCCTGGGAGCACCTGTATATCTGGGTTGCTGGACTCGATAATAAGGTTCGCCATAAGTGTTGCGACCAGGTAACGTATATGCACCACCAATACCAGATGTCCTTAAGGGGTTATAGGTAGGCTGGTAACCATAGGGATTATAGGGCTGGTAATAACCTGATTTCCACGGAAGCCCAGAAGGGGTCTGAGTAGATGGGGGTGTAGTTTGCTGTGGTGTGGGAGTAAATAATTGGTATGGTTGTCGAGAGGTGTATCGCCCTCTTGTTTGCCTTGAATAAGGGTTATAATAAGGCATCTTTTCCCTCCTCTAAATATCTTGTCCGCCAGACATCCTTCATTATCTTGCCCCACTCTTTTTGGCTTTTCTCGAATTGACTAGTTAATGGCGACCACGGATACTTTAAAAATCTCAAGTATTTAGTTTGCGTAGGATTCTGCGGAAAGATATTTGTAAAATAAGAAGTCTTTAGATAGTTTTTCATTTCTATCTGGCTAATCCTCTAGTAAACTTAACCCCTCTCCGAGGTGCTCCACCACCCCGTAAATTATACTGGAAGGGGTTCATCCCAAAACCTGCATAATTCATCGGGAGCATCGGTGTTCGAGGAATATTAGCCATTGGAACATTGTAGCCTGGTGCTTGGCGTCCTAGAAATACATTGTAAAGAATATTGCTCGCATCATAAATACCACTTGGAACAGGCGGTGCTTGCATATTTAAATATCCCATCATCCTTTGAGCAATGGCATTACGCAAGGCTTGCTCTTGAGGTGAAATCATCGGTTGGTATTGTATCGGTTGCCCCTTAAAAACACCACCGCCATCTCCACCTAAAAGTTGCCCAAGCAGTCCTGCCCCCGCAGATATTAAAGAAGCAGTTATAATAGGGTCCATTTTATCCTCCTTAAAAAATTCGCCTCAGCAAAATGTTTGTATAATATTTTTCATCCCACTTGAACCCGTATTTCTGACGCCCCTCAATTTTGAATCCTAATTTCTCATACAATTTAGCCATCTTCTCATCGGGCGTCTGAGTAAACAATCTTTTTAGCTTAAATGCCTTGGCGATTTTCTGAATTAAATTATCTATGTCCTTATGGAGTTTATGAGAATATTTACCATTCCATAACATCAAAAAGAACTCCCCCTTATGCTTTTGATATACATTCATAAACCCCACAATGCCTTTCATGTCCTTAATCTCATAAAAGAGATTCAAGGGATTAAGAAGACTCGCATAAATCAATTGCCAGATAGCATCATAATTCCGCCCCTCATCGGGTATCCACAACGGCCGTTGATAAAGTTGCTCAGCAATAACCCCTAACCGTTTATCTTTAAGGTCTTTCACTATAAAGACTTTGAGTCTCGGCGATGGATTGAGAAATTCTTTAATAATCTGCCCACCTTGCCCCTTCATGCCATTCCTCCAATACAATGGGATAAATGAAATATCCTACATCTATATGAATAAAAGTGCCTGTCTTCTCATATGTTCCCTTCCTGAGATTTGGTAACCATCGTTCAATAAGACTGTCTAACTCTCTTACTTCCTCTATTGTTGGTAAATCTAAGTCTAACGCCAATCCAAATAAATGAACACTTAACGACACGCCACCAACTTTCTTGTTGTATCGAGGGCATCTATATCCGCTTGAGATTTTAATCGGTTTGCCCCACTTTTCTCGTATTAGCTCAAATGATTCAAAAAGAATATTATAAGGCATTACTATGCCATCCCGTTCTAACTGATATGGAATCCTATGGCAACATGGACATTCATATTCACTTCTTAGAATGTGTGGGGCAATGTATTTGTCATTCATTTTTTTGCTATGTCAATAATTTGACACCCTCTAGGACTTGCTTCATCATGGTCATGTAATTCCACCCAAAAAGTGCTTCCTGCCTTACATTTGCTCCAAAGGGTTTTTACTGCTGAATCTTTTATTCTGAATTTTCTTTCCTTTATTTCTGTGGTCACTCCGTCTTCATCTGCCACTACTTTGGTTTCCGTATAAAACTCAATCCACTTAGAAACAAGGTTTTTCATCTTTTGTTTCTTGTGGAACGGAATCCTAAAGATTAAAACATTGTTGCCGCCTTCATCTTTGAATTTTCTAAACTCAGCATCTCTAAGCCAATAATCAGCCTTTGGAATTTGGTCTAATTTTTGTTTTAGCATAGAGATAATCGTATCCGACAACCCAATAAGTCTTCCACAAAATGCGTATTTCATTCTTTTACTCCTTATGTATCTACTTCTACCGTCCAGCCCTTTGCTTCAAGATTTGTTTTGGCATTTAAACCCACAGCAGAAGGAACACTATTACCTGTAAGTTTAAGCGTTCCGTTGGTTGCACCGTAAGTATCAAGATGGCAAAGTATGTCATCACATTCAGATTGAGAAAGTCCTAAGCCTCTAAAATCAATTGTCATATTATTTTGTGTATTACAAGGCCATGATGTAGCAGTATAGGCTGAAACAGACGTAAATTGAAGATATATATTCTCTGTTATTCCACTAGGTAAATCAGCTATATCCCCTGATACAGACGTAGAATTAAGATATATGCCCTTCACTAATCCATCAGGTAAGTTGGCAATGTCTCCAAAAACAGATGTTCCCCCAAGAAGCAAATCTCCTGTCTGTTCACGTGGTAAGTTGGCAATGTCTCCAAAAACAGATGTTCCCCCAAGATTAAGATAAACTAAATTTACTAATATAGACAGAGTTCCTATATCCCCCGAAATCTTAGCATTATCACATCGTAATTTCGTTACTGCATTCAAATCCCCATAAATCTTAATGTTATAAGTGCCTGTTGAAGCATAGTTATGGTCATAAGCTATTAAAGGTCCACCTGTGCAAACTGTTTCCGAACCGTCCCCCCAATCAATTGTTACGCTATACCTACTATCCACAGTAAATTTAAAAGTAATAGTTTCAAGTGATGTCATATTGGCAGTAAACTCAACATAATTATTCCCTCTCTTTACAAGGTCTTTTGTGGCTTGATACAGATTGGCTACCTGAGCTGAACTTAATGCCTGATTACACACACCAAGAAGCCACCCGCTACCTTTCATATAATCCGTCCCAGACCTGAATATTCTATTAAGTGTCAAATTTCCACTTTGAGCAGCATCCGAGAAAAGTCTATTCGCTGAGCCACTGTTTATATATAAGTCCACCTTATTGTTAGTGTCCCTTGTTACGCAAAAAAAGAGTCTTTCCCCTTGCTCCGCCGATACAGATTCATCGGCACTTCCACCATCCTTTGCTATCACTCGAAACTTATTTACTCCGCTTTTAAAACCGACGAAACCTGTTCCTGTGGAATGCCCGAATATAGGACTAGTTGCCGAAGCATCCTCTCTGCGAACCCATCCAAAGATTGTATATTCGCCTGATAAAACTAATTCTGGAATACTAATTGAGTCATCAACACCATCTCCACTCCACCCCAAGTCATTTCTAATCTGATTAGGGTAAACTTCAATATTCCGATTCGCTCCGTGGACTGTTCCATGGTTTTGCCCGATTATATCAATAGCCCGCCCATCTTCACCTGGAATCCATAAAGATACAAGCCCTGGAGTGATAGAAGTCAAATATTCGGGAAAAGCAGAATTTATCACCCCCGCCCGCTTAAACAGTTTTAACGATGGTTTTATGCTCATTTTTCCTTTCTAAACAAAGAAGCATTAGCATCTAAAGTATAGCCCGCACTCGTTTCCTGATTCTGGATGCTATAAAGTTTAATCTTCTCGACATCAGGATTAATGGACACTGTCTTTTGGACAACTGAAGTCCCATTGCCCGTTACAGCAATCGTAATATAAGGTTCAGTATCCCATTGGTCTCTATCACTGTCATAAGACACAAAAACAAAAATGACATCCTTGCTCACGCTAGCATCGTCACCCTTAACATAACAAGTGATAGACGCAAATTCTGCTCGACTTAAATCAAATTGCTTAGAAGTGAAATCAGAACCATCTACCTCAGTAGAATTAATGGCAATATTCTCATCTGAAGCCAAAAACTTTTCTCTAACAGGAATTAACATATTTTCCCTCCTTAAAAAAGATAACCAAATATATCACAATCTATGGTCATACTGCTTCCCTGAGCAGTATTGACCGCTATTTTAAAGGTATCACTCGCCGCCCCCCTTACCGCTCCAGCGTCAGCAGTAAGAATCTCATATTTAGTGTTGTCATCTAGGCTGGTATGAGTAGAATCGGCAATAACATCATTGCCCGAAGCATTAAAGCCAAAACTAAAACTTGCTGTTGTTAAATTGCCTGAACAATTCCTGATAACAACATGAGTAATTATACAAGTTTTTCCTGTTGGCACAGTATAAAGGTTAGTAGTAGTCGGCGTTGACGCTGGATTCATATCAATGCCCGTCACTGTTGCCAATTTTCTTATGGCATTAGCCTTAGTGACAAAAACTCCACTTAAAACCTCCGTATTAGAAGGAATCTCCCAGCGACTTCCCGATGTCCCTTGATAATAGATTTTCACTGTCGGGGCATTTCCGCTCCCACTAACTGAAGCGTAAATTTTGCCAACTATTCTTGAGCCTGTATCAGGAGTATAATCAGAATCCAAAGTCAAAGGCACTATATAGCTTGTCTTTACGCCTGTATCCAGCTCATTACTCTCTGATGAGGTGGCAACCAAAACTTCTGAATCATCGGTCTTTCGCTCGTAAAGCTTCCAATAGAGCCTAAGAGTCTTTGTTCCCGAAGTCTTCTCAGCGAAAATAAACCAATCAAAAATCCCCCGAAGTAACTTAGTCGGTGCTTCCCCGACATCTGAAATCCATGTTCCAAGAAGCTGGTCATCCGTTATTCCCGATATCTCAATATATGTTTCTGAGTCCACAGATGGCGTTAAAGAGCAAACCTTGTAGCCTGTATCAGTATCATCATCGTCAGTCATGTAATAGTTTGCCCCGATGGCTGTGGCTGCCCAATCTACATAATCCTTGTTAACGAACTCTTTTAACTCTGAAAAATCATCATGCCCTTGGTCAAGAAGAGGAATGCCATTTACGACAGTCTGAGGTGTAGTTTGGTCAAGAAGAAAAACATCATTTGAATCAACTGCCACCGCCATATTCCCACCAGCACCGCCATCTGATAATGTAATACCATTCCCAGCAGTCAAGACTCTTTCATTAGTCAAATTATCATTGGACGAAACTACAACATAAGAAGCATCAGGATTAGCTTCTCTTTGTATGTCTTCAACTAAAAGATAAGAGTTTTCGGTTAAAGCCACATATAATCGCTGTAAATATTCTTGGACATTAGAAATGTCCGTTAAATCACTCGGAAAAGGTAAATTCAAAACTCTCTCTATTGGCATTAACTCACCTCAAACCATTCGCCTCTAGGCTTAACAAATGCCTTAAGGCTGTTCCATTCAAATTTAGTGGACGCTGATTCCGACTCAATCTTAAACATAAAATAAAGCCCTGTAATACTCTCATTGTCTAGAAAATAGAAATCAGCAGTCTTCACCTTACCATCGCCCGTTCCCAATGTCCTCGATTCACTAACCCATGTTACACCATTATCAGTGCTTATATAAATCGTAACGGGCGTATTAGCTGATACATCCCGATACTCAAGTCTTACCCTATCTACCGTCTTAAAAACATCTCCCAACTTAGAGTCAGCATCCGAAAAATCAAGAGCCTTGCTTACCCAAACTGCCTTAATAGCACTTCCCGCATCGCTTTCAAAATCACCCAAAAGAAATACTCGCCCGCCCTCATCTATAACATAATCATAATAAATCTGCCCTAAATCAATAACTGTCGCTGAATCAGTTATCGCTAAATCCCGCTCAAAATAATCTGTATAAGTTGCCATTAAGTTGCCCCCGCTCCCAAGATTACATCATTAAACTCATAGATTGACCATTCTTTATTCTTGTAATTCCACGCAAAAGCCAATAATCCATCAGTGGTATTAGTAAACCAAGCAATCTCATTCTTGCGTCTAAAATTAACTCCCCATACATTCTTTAGCTCGTTTATATCAACTAGGTCGAAAAATAAATGCCTAATCTTTTCCCCGATTGGCTGAGGAGCATTGCCCACCATGATGTAAAAATCATCACGCCCCAAAAAAGCATTGGTGCTTAAGAAATGAACAAGACTATACGGAGCATAAAGCCCAATCCCCATTAAATAACTTAACCGACTAATCGGTGATGACGCCACTCCCGTTCTACCCCATATGCTAATAGCATCTTCCTGATAAACCACTAAATTCGTCCCTACCTTGCCAAGACCTGTTATCTTGGTCGCTGTATCCAGAATATCAGCCTGCCCAGCTGTTTGTTCAGCAGGGTCGAAAGTTGTCGGGTCGCCTTCTTTTGACCATAAAATTGAGTATGGCTCTCTATTGCCCGATATTTCTACATCCGCCAAAAAGAGTCTATTAGCATACTCAATACAATAACGAGCTTTCTTGGCATAAGTGCTATCCAATGCTGAAGCATATCCCGTCCCATCCCAATATTGGACATCCACATCACCATTAGTGAAAACAAATTTATCATCCACTATTGTCCATGCCCACCGTTCATTAGTTGGCACAGAATAAATCTTTCTTATCTTGTAATTCTTACTCATAGAGCCTGTCGTTCCGCTGTAAGAAGACTCTAAAGTAATTTGAGTATCTGAATCTACGGATTTAATCTTTGCCCAATTGGTATCTGGCTCACTATCGTCACTATGGTCATCATCTAAAATAAAATAATCGCCCGCCGCCACTCCTGAGCTAGACCAATTTGTTCCGCTCCCCGTAACCACTGCTCCTGTAATATCAGTTATTGTTCCTGTGGTATAAGTTTCAGTCTGGTAAGAAAATGTTTTCCCTGAGCCACCTTCTCGTTTACATAAATCAGTCTCGGTAAGAAAAAGAGTATAGGTGGTGCTAGCTGATTTATCGAAAATAACTACATGTTGCCCGACTGCTCCGACACCTAAGTCCCTATCTAACGAGTATCCCCAGCGTTTAACAACCCTGTTATCCTCAATCCGACAGTTAATAGTCGGGTAATTGGCATACAAGGGATTCATCTTAGACATGGGGCGACTAGCATCATACCCATGCTCTAAAGGATTTATATGAAAAACAAATCTAGCCATCGCACCAATCACCTTTTCTTACAAATAAAACACCTTCATTATTTAGCCCTTTCTTTATAGATAGATATTCTTCTCTTTCCCGCCCACAAGAAATAAAAGCCAAGAAATCAGCCGCCTCTCTAAAATTAGGTGCAATTTCTAATGCCCTCTTAGCCGATTCCCTTGAAGCTATCATGCAGTTTAGTTGTCTATATATCTTGGCTCTCATCAAATAGGCTTCAGCTACATGAGCTTTTTTAATCTCATCTTTTAGCCAATCAAAAGAGAGACTTCTTAAAAAAATTTCAAACTGAGATAATGCTTCATACCATTTTTGCCTAATAGCCAATTCCATCCCATAAAAAAATCTTTCCCGCAATAATTCGGGATGTTCCTCTAATTCCCTTCTGAGTATTCTAATTGTCCTATCAGGGTCTTTACGATGACTAATACTTCTATGAGCATAAATCGTTATGTCTTTTTTATTCCAATACCATCTAGAAGCCAATGTTCTATGAACCGCTCCAATCCAATAATTTGTATCTATCTTCTTAATCAGCTTAGGAAAATAATGATAACTGTTTTCATAATCTATTTTGACATCTATCCAATCAGCTTTTTCATCTTTGATTAATTTCCTAATCTTTTTTATCCCGTCTTCTTCCAATCTCTCATCAGCATCTATTGAAAGTATCCAATCACCTTGACACCTGGAATCAGCAAAATTATATGCCTCAGCAAAATTATCCCGCCAAGGAAAAAAGAAAACCTTAGCCCCCATGCTCTTGGCTATATCTGGTGTCTCATCCTTTGAACCCGTATCAACTACAATTATCTCGTCCGCATCCTTTACAGAATTAAGGCACTGAGCAATATTCTCCTGCTCATCTTTAACTATCATTGAGACTGAAAGTTTAAGTTGAGCCGCCACTATACCCTCCATCTGAAATCATCGCCTTAAACTCTACATAAGCAACGCTTCCCTTGCCCACAAAAACAGTTGACGCCAACTTTTTCCGCCCCAACATATCACCGCCAGAAGAAGCATTGAAAACACCCACCTCAGCTATATTTACATCATCTTCCACAACAAAATATTTATACCATACCACAGTGTCTCTGGGAGCAAGGGTTGATTCTAACTCTACTGTCGCCAAACCTCTATCAACTTCACTTTCTAAAGTGGTATCACCTGAGGCTTCTGATTTCGTCCCTGTCCCATAGGCTATATAGGCAAATTCAAGCCCTCCAGGTAAATCGCCTAACAATTTACAAGTTTCTGATATTCCTACGCTAGTTAACATTTTTATGTTCCTTGCTCCACTTTAATAATAACCTCAACTTCCCATACATCACCATTGCTAAGATTTCTCCTATCACCCGAAGAAATTACTGCTCGATAAAGCATATT